TGGCCTTCTGCTCCCTGGGGACACGCTACCCCCTCCCCCTGCTTCAGGACACGCCACACCCCCCACCCGGTTGTCACAAACCCAAACGTTCGTTGGGGTCTGTTACACCGCCTGATCCTGAGCCCTACAAGGCGCTGGAACACCGAGTGGCTACCCATGTCTAGGCCTGCCCCTGTTCGCGTCTCCTGCGGCCTTCCAGGGGCCTTCCTGAGGCATCGGCTCATCGGGCATCCCGGTGCAGTTGCAGGATGCTGTCGGCCAGCACGCGGCTGCTTGGGCTCAGTCCCTCGGCTTGGAACAGCGGCAACAGGATGTCCAAGTCTTCAGCAATTTCAGATTCAGTCAAACCTGTTTCAATCAATTCAAACAATTCTTGGTTGTTTAAAACAATGTTTAACTTATTAATATTCTTATCCTTAACCTTATCTATAGGTGTTCTTTCTGTGTTCTGTACAACCTCTGAGGTTGTGAATTGGTTGTGAATGAGAGGCTTATCCACAGGTGTCTCATGTACAACCTCTGGAGGTTGTGAATGAGTGCGCTTCCTGAGCGCCTTCTGGTTGGCTTCTTTGATGGCTTTGACCGTCCTGGTCTGTCCTTCTTTGGGCATGGTTCGCTTCTCCTTGGTTGGTTGTCTGAGGGCTTGGCTGATGAGCTGGGCGATCCTGCGCTGGCCTTCTGGGTCTGGCGTGTCGTCTTGCATGGATGGTGGCCTTGTGGGCTCCTGTGCTGAGGTGATGGCAATGGCTGTCTCTGGGTCGATGCTGGGGTCGAAGATCACGCGCCATGTGGTGGCTCGCTCGCCTCGCCAGCCCTTCTTGACCACCTGGACGTACCCGGCGGCTTGCAGCTTGGTCAGGTTCTTGGAGATGGCCTGCTGGGTCACCTTGCCGTCCGCTGCCATGCGCTTTTGGCTCACCCAAGTCAGGCCTGCCCGGTTGCAGTAGCTGCACAGCAGGGCAAGGGCGCGCAGCATCCCGTCGCTGACGGCTGGGTCTGTGAGGGCGCGGATGGGCAGCACGCAGACCTTGCGCTGGTCTGGCTCTGCCTCACGCTGCACTACCCTGGGCCTGCGCTTTGGCAGCTCAAAGGGGATGATGTTCTCAGGCAACGCGCTCATTCCTTCTGATCTCTCTCATGTAGGCCCGGATGCGCTCCTCGGCACCCTTGCCGTAGACCTTGTCCATGCGGGCCAGGTGCTTGTCCACCAGCTGCTTGTCCTGGGTCAGCTCCCAGGTGGTCAGCAGCTCCCTGGCAGCCCCGCGCTCGAGCACCCCGCGGTCGGGCAGGGGGCCGCTGTGTTTGGGGTACCAAGGCTTCCATGGGCGCTTCATGGCTTGGCCTCCCGCTTGGCCTGCAGCTGCAGCTCCTTGGCCAGCACCTTGCGCCCCGTATTGGTGATGACGCTGCCAGCGCTCACCAGGCCACGGCGGCGCAGCGACCAGTAGGTGTTCCAGCTGCCGGGTACGTTGTTGGTCAGCTTGAACCGCCAGCCCATGGCGAAGCCAGCCCATGGCGAAGTGCTTGAGCATGAAAACCTGGTGATCGGAGAGGCTCATCTGCACCACCTGCGCCAAGAACGCCATGTCGTGACTTCGCAATCGACTTCCCACACCTTCACGCCGGTGATCTTGGCCTGGTGCTGGCGCAACTTCCGCATGGCCTTCATGTAGATCTGCCTGGCCCGCTCGACCGTGCAATCGAGCTGCTCGCCGGCCTCCTTCAGGGTGGCTTCCTCATGCGCGATCAGTCTGACAGCCAGCATCTCCCGGTCAGTCAGCGGCGCATCGGCCAGGATCTTGAACAGCAGATCCTTGGCCTCCACCAGCCCCATGTCCGTCTGCAGCTCCCATGACCAACGGTGCCGTGGAAGCTCTGGCAGCTCCTCGTCCCGGCTGTACCAGATGTGCTTGACCTCGCTGGGCAGGCTTTCGGTCATCAGCTTGCCGTACCAGGGCGTGCCCCTGCCTCTGCTCATGTTGGTCATTGCGGCTTGTCCTCATCGTCGAACGCCATCTCCGAAGGGTGTTCGATGTCGTCATGCACGATGACGCCGTCATCGTCGGCAGGCAGGAACCTTCCGCAGATGACGCACCAATACCCGTTCTGATCTTCATTCATACGATGGCCCTCGCTCGCTTGGCCAACAGCTCCCTGGCCACAAAGTCCAGCGCCTTCTCCAGCTCGCCCACGGTGCAGGCGTCGAGCTGGGCGTCATGCACCTCCATGCCCATGTTCATGGCCGTCAGCTCCAGCCCCGTGAACAGGAAGCGAGTGCGCTCCAGGCCCCGTCTGCTCATGGCCAGCAGTGCGTCCTGGGCGGCTGTGATCTCAGCGCGGTAGCCGTCACCCAGCTCGCAAGTGATGGCCAGGGCCTCGGCCACGTTCATGGCCGCGATCAGGATGTCAATGTCATCCCGGTTGCCCGTGCCTGCGACCATGCTGGTCAGGGCTTGGTGGTTCTTGATCTTCAGCGTGGTGGCCTTGCCATGCTCTCGCACAGGCGTGAAGCCCCCGAGCACATGGCGCATGGTGTCCATGATCACGCCCTTGGGCCGGTAGCTACTTCTTTTCCGCATCATCCCCCCAGATCATGGCGGCCAGGGCCACGGCCAGGAACAGCAAGGCAACCGACAGCGCCAAGCCAATGATGATGCCAAGCACAAAGCTCATTTACAGATCCCCATCAAGCCGACAATCAGATGCCGGGCAAAGATCACAGACAGGCACACCGCAGCCACTGCCAGCACAAAGGCAGCCAGCTTCTCCCAGAAGGTCGGCTCGTCATCCGGGTTCATTCCAGCATCTCCTTCACGGTCACCACCAGCCTGGGCTCCAGGCTGTATTGCTTCTGCACCAGCAGCCTGACCACCTGGGTGTCATCCACATAGGCCACGCCATTCATGGCATCCAGCACGCCCTTGGCCACGTTGTCCAGGTCAGGCTTGCCAGGGATCTCCTGGCCGTCCAGAGCCCTGGCACGCTTGGCCTTGCTCCAGCTCTTGGGCACGCCCTTGTAGATGTCCACCCGCACGCTGACCGGGGTCTCCACCGGGGCGCACGGCATGGCCTCGGCAGCACGGCAAGCGATCAGGGTCTCATAGTCCCTGGTGGCCGTGTCTGTGTAGGCAAAGCCGCGGCGAGTGAACCGCGGGCGGCCCTTGCCTCGGGGCTCTCCAGGCACAGTGAACTGCAGCTCCATCACAGCAGGCCTGCCTGCCGCAGCGCGGCCAGGAACTGCTCATACTGCTCGGCCTTCTCCGGGGCTGGCTGCTGGTCAGTGATGGACAGCGCGAGCTGGATCAGCTCCACAGGCAGATGCTGGCCCTCACGGCACAGATCCAGCACCTTGATGGCTTCCTGCATGGTCACTGCTTCACCCCCATCAGGAACCGCTGCAGACGGGGCTCCAGGCCGCCGTAGCGGGGCTGTAGCTGGTCTCGCACGCACTGGTCAATGATTGCGCTGATGCTGCGCCGCTGGTCTGCGGTGGCCTTGGTCAGCAGCTCCCTGCTGTCAGGGTGCAGCCTCACAAGGAATGGGATTCTCTTCTGTTGCATGGGCCTGCTCGGTATCGTGGCGATAGCGCTGGAGTCTACACGCATCCAGGGGCAGGATTGGCATTAGGGTTTGTCCTAGTGTTTTTCTTGGTCTTGCCTGTTGACACCGATATCGGTTGTGCTACAGTTCACCCATCGCAACCGAGCAGATAAAGCTCACAAGGAGAGACGATGAACAAGCTGATCAACCTGTACGAAGTTCGCTACTTCCCCGCTGGCTCGGATGTCAGCCGCAACCTGAGCCGCAAGAGCCGCATCCTGCCGTACCGCAAGGCTCTTGCTGTGATCCGTCGCCTGAAGAAGGCCGGTGTTGACGCAGTGATCGGCAGCCCCTGGCGCGTTCGCGTGGAGGCCTGACATGACCCGCTTTGTCGCCTACTACCGCGTGTCTACAGACCGCCAGGGCCAGAGCGGCCTTGGCCTGGAGGCCCAGCGCACCGCCGTCACCCAGCACATCGGCACTGCCGAGCTGGTGGCCGAGTTCACCGAGGTCGAATCTGGCCGCAAGAATGACCGTGAGCAACTTGCCCTGGCCCTGTCCGCAGCCAAGAAGGCCAAGGCTGTCCTGGTCATCGCCAAGCTAGACCGCCTGGCACGCAACGTCCACTTCATCAGCGGCCTGCTGGAGTCTGGCGTGCCGTTCGTCTGCGCCGATATGCCCGAGGCTGACCGCACCTTCCTGCAGATGTCTGCCGTG